GCTTTAGCCGGTGTTCAAGGACTGCCTGGCGTATCCTACCTATCCCAACTCGCTGGACTTGGTGGTGCTGGCACTGCCGGTACAGGCATCACGGCTGCTAACCTTGGAGGCAGTAGCCTCGGTTTTGGCGGCACAATTGGAGCCGGTTCAGACATTGGCGCACTGGGCGCAACAGACTACTCGCTGGCCGGTGGCTTGCCTCAAGCTGGTACTGGCTTGGGCATCCAAGGTGCTCCCAGCTTTACAAGTCAACTGAGCAGCCTTGGCGGCTTGGGTGGTGGTGCTGGTGGGGTCAACTACTCGTTGTTGGGTGGTGGCGGCGCTGGTGCAGGTGGTGGCGGTTTCCTCGGTTCGACTGCTGGTAACTATCTGAAAACCGGTCTTGGCGCGCTGCAACTCGCAGGCGGCCTTCAGTCGTATCAGGCTGGCCAACAACGACTGGGTCAACAGCAGCAGTATGCTAAGCAGCTCCAAGCTCTGATGGCCAACCCTTCTAGTGTGCAGGGCTTGCCCGGTTATCAGGCTGGTTTGCAAGCGGTTCAACGCTCACAAGCTGCTCAAGGCTACCAAGGCTCGGGCAACATGGCCGCAGCGCTTGCTGGCTACGGTGGCCAGGCTTACCAACAACAGCTTGCCAACTTGTCGGCACTCCAAGGACAATCCGCTCCCGTATCGTCACCAATGGCATCACTGACCGGTGCAGGTTTGGGCGCTTATGGTCTGGGTAGCGGCTTGTCTGCCCTCGGTTACATTTAAGGACTGATCATGGCATTTGAAGGACCATTGGCCGGGTTTTACGGCGGCGCAGGTGCTGAACAGGATCTGGCAACGGGTGCTCTGAATCAACAGCTTTTGCGTGGGCAAATTGCCGCGCAGCCTACAGCCCTCGAGTTGCAAAAGCAACAAATTGCCGACTACCAGGCTTTGGCCAAATATCGCCAAGTCGAGACCGAAGCTAAACAACTTGACATCGCACGCACTCGGAAATTCATGGAAATCATGGGTGGCGGTGGAGCTGCACCAGCTGCTCCCGGTGCAGTTCCTCCAGGTGCTCCCGAAACCGCTGGTGCAATGCCTCCCGGCGTACCTGGTCAAGCGGGTGTTCCTGGCGCTGCTGGTCCTGTTCAGACAATGAATGCGATGGCAACCCCTCCGAAAGAAGGAGTGGTAAATCCAAATGCCGGAGATCCTTTTGTTTCACTCGATGCTCTTTCTAAGGGAATGAGCGCTCGAATGATGCGTGATGTGCAACTTGCTGATCGTTTACAAGGTGGAGGTTTTGTCACTGAAGCTGGTGAGCTTTACAAAAATGCTGACCGCACTTATGGTGAACTTGTCAAACGAGAAGAAGCTGTTCACAAGTCACGCAAAGAAGACTTAGAGTCTGCTCAAAAAGTTCAAAAGATTTTGACCGATGCCGCGGTGACGGCCAAACCTGGCGATCTTCGAAGCATCCAAAATGCGCGCGCCATGATTTCCACTTTGGCCGGTGATGACCCACGCGTTAAAGACATTCTGGCATTGCCGGACAGTCAATTTGTGCCAATCATCAATCAATTGGCCACCAATTCGACTGAAGCTGTTAAAAATCTAAAAGATAGAGCTGAAGCCAACAATGCAAATAGCAATGCAGCTTTAGCTTCTTCGCGCCGAGTGCTTGAGAATCTGAAAGTTGATCGTGAAAGACAAGCAAAAACAGATTACGACGCTTACAAAGATCAAACGCTGAAGAGTGGTGGCACACCTAAAGGCTTTACTGAATGGACTGAAGGACTGAAGCATCCTGGTCGCCAAGGCGAAACCGCGACGCAAGAGCGCATGAATAAAATCTTGGCGCAAGACGTCGGCACTGGCCTGTTCCGTTCTTCAGAATTGTTCAAGGGAGTTAAACCCGGTCAAGTTCCTGCTGGCTCTATTCTTCTCACCAACGAGAAGAAGATTGACGGCATCATTGATGCTTCCGCGGCTTACCTCGAGCGCAAAGAAACTCCACCGAACCTGCAAAAGAATGATGCTTTGCTTTTGGGTATTGCGTTTGACTTGGCATCTGCTCGTCAAGGCGGTGGTAAACCCACCAACGTCCAGATCAAAGAGCTGCTCAAGACAATGCCAATTGCTGGTGACACTGAAGAAACCAAGCAAGAAAAATGGCGCATCATTTTCAACGGTTTGGACGAGGCTAATTCAGGGTTGCCCGAGTTCCGTCAGAAGGATGCCAAAAAGTATTTTGGCGACAACTACGAGAAGATCATGGGCTCTGTTGGTATGCCGGGGTTTGAAGCTCCTAGACCAACTGCTGCACCTGCTGCTAAACCCGCAGCAGCCACTGGCGTTGATATGTCCAACCCTTTGCTGAAATAAACCATGCCAACACCAGCCGAAATTCTTAACGACCCCAATTACATTGGGGCCAACGAAGCGACCAAGCAAGCTATCTTTGACAAGCATGTTGCGTCGAGTGCTGACTACACTTCGGCTAACCCACAGACCCAGGCTGCAATTCGTCAACGCTTTGGATTGACATCTGCTGCACCTGTTGATCAACCTGTTGCTCAACCTGCTGCTCAACCATCTAGTCCATCATTGATGGACAGATTCAAAGATTTGGCCCGGCAACGGATGGCGCAACAGCAACAAGCCGACGTAAAAACGCAAGAATTGTTTGGCAAGAATCGTCCTGCTCAGTTCTCCGGGATTCCTGCTTATTTGGAAGCCGGTGGTGAAAGTGCTGCGATTGCTGCACCCATTGGGGCAGGTATTGGTCTTGTGACCGGTGGCCCTCCTGGTGCAGTGGTTGGTGGCACTACCGCGATTCCGTTGGGGTTTGCTGGTGGGGTTCTCAGTCAAGGTGCTAAAGACCTTGGGTTTGGTCCTGGCACTCAAATGCTTGCCGGCGCTGTGCCAATTCCTGGTGCAAATACGCTTACTCAAACTGTCAGCAAAGGCGTCACGCCAGCAATCGAACGTGTTGGCGCAGCTCTTTACAGTCAGCTTCCTTACAAAGTTCGTGCCGGTTTGTCGGCATTGTCCAAGCCGGGCGAAACTTTACCTCAATCGGCCCAAGATGTCCTTCGAGGCGGTGCTGCGCCAAGTCGGGCAGCAGAAGAACAAGTGGCCCAGTCGGTTCGCCAAGGAGCCGCTGGCGCTGTTGAAGCCAGTCGTGCTCAAGCTGAAGCACAAAAGGCCGCAATCGAGGCTAAACACGCTCAAGCGGTTCAACAGCAGCGCGAAAGAGTCGCGGCAATGCGCGGCGAGGTCTCAAAGGCCAAAGCTGCCGAGCAACAAGCCACAAACGAGGCTGCTGCTCAACTGACTGGATTGCAGCCAGTGAGTCCCAGCGAATTGGGCGCGGAAGCCCAAGGTCTCTTGGTTGGCCGGGAGCAAACTCTCAGGCAACAAATTGGCGCTCAGTACCAGACCAAGCTCAAAGAATTTCTTGACTTTGCTCGAGGTGAACAACGAGAAGGCCGTTTCTGGGATGCGTCGGACGCTGGCAAGGCAGCAATCGACAAGCTCCGCTCGATGATGAAACCCACGGAAGAAATGGGTCAAGTTCGTGCATTGGGCAAAGAGCAAGAAAAAGCAGTTCAAGATGTTCTGGATGAGATCCAAGGGACCCGCAAGGTCACGGTTATGGACCCCTATCCTGAGACAAGAACTGAAAAAGTGCCAGTCGACGCATTGGTTGTTGACAACGTCATTCGCAAGCTAGGTGAAGCCGCCAAAGGGCAACCTCCACAAGGCTACGAAGCAATCAACAAAGAACTGGCACTTGAGATGCGCCGTGTTCTGCGTAAAGGCGTCGAAGATTGGGCTGGCACTTATGGTGAAGCCAAAAGGTCATACCAAGAAGGCTCAAAGCTGCTCGAGGAGTTCACCGATAGCCAAATATCGGGTGTTACCAAGACCAGCAATTTGATCCGCGACAAACTGACCACTGACCCCCAGGGCGTGGGCAAAACCATATTTAAGTCAACTCAGTCCGTCAAAGACCTGACCCAGGCTCTTGGTGGCGACACCGCCACGGTTCAGCGTTTGGCCAAGCAACACGTCAACAACGAGCTGTATGCCTTGGGTGGTGACCCCGCCAAGACTGAGCGCTGGTTGAACAACCCCAAGAATCAAGAGTGGATGAAAGAAGCTGGCATCGAGGGGTACGGACGTGAGTTTTCTGCCACCATTAAAAACCTGACCGAGAAGGCTAGGGGTGCTGCTGTTGGCGTCAAAACAGGCGAGGGTAAACTCACTCGTGAGGCTCTTGGCGCACGAGAAGAAAAACTGGCCGCTGATCGGGCCGCCGCTTTGGAAAATGTCCGCAAGCAAGCATCCGCATACGAGCAAAAAATTTCCAGCACCATCAATGCGGGTGACGTGAACGCAGTCTTGTTTGAGAACACCATCAAGAATGCTGACATGAAGACGTTAAAAACTGTTGGCAAACTCCTCGACGACAAGGGTCGCGCGGCAATGCCTGATGCAGTTCGTCAGTTTATGTCCCGTTCAAGTCCTGCCAAATTGGTCGACAACTGGAATAAACTCAAACCTATGTTGGAATCAGGTAACCTTTTAAACCCAGAGCAAATCGGACGACTGAATAAAGATGTTCAGCGCGCCGTTGAAGCCATGGGCCCCAATCCAACAAAGAAACAAATCAATCAACTTGCCATCAGAATATCAAGTCAAATTGGTGCTGGTGTTGGTGAAATGGCGGTGGCAGAATGAACATCCTACTCTTAGACCCCGCTGGCGCACTGGTTGACTTTGGGCTTCGCTGCATCCTGGAAGGGCATGAAGTGAAGCAGTGGATTCGCCCAATCAACGGCAACCACTCCAAGATCGCCCGTGGGCTGATCGAGCGTGTTTCTCAGTGGCAACCCCACATGAAGTGGGCCGACATCATTGTGTTGTCCGACAACGCCTACGAAATGCGCGACCTCGAGAAATTCAACGAAGACGGTTACCCGATCTTCGGGACCAACATGCTGGGAGCCAAGCTCGAGTTGGACCGTGACTACGGCATGGAGGTCATGAAGCGCGGTGGTCTGAACGTGATGCCATCACAAGAGTTCAAGACCTACAACGAAGCCATCGACTTTGTGAAGGCCAACCCCAAGCGTTACGTGTCCAAACCCTCCGGCGACGCCGACAAATCGCTCTCTTACGTCAGCTCCTCGGCTGCCGACATGATCTTCATGCTCGAGTGTTGGAAGTCCAAAGGCAAGAACAAACTCGACTTTATCTTGCAAGAGTTTGTGCCCGGCATCGAGGTTGCCGTGGGCGGCTGGATGGGACCCAACGGGTTCACACAGCACATTTGCGAGAACTGGGAGCACAAGAAGCTCATGAGCAGCAACTACGGCTGCAACACCGGTGAGCAAGGCACTGTACTTAAGTACGTCAAAAAGTCCAACTTGTTCAACGAAACCTTGAAAAAGTTTGAGGATTACCTAGCTTACATGGGCCACCGCGGCTACGTTGACTTGGCCTTCATTATCGATGAGAACGGTGAGCCCCGGCCCCTTGAGTGGACCACTCGACCAGGCTGGCCACTGTTCAACATCCAAACCTCCCTGCACAAAGGCTCCGTGGTCCAGTGGATGTGTGACCTTCTCGAGGGCAAAGATACTCTGAAGGTCTCAAACGATGTCTGCACAGGTATCGTTATCCCTATTGGGGATTACCCTAAGTCCAAGACCACTGGCCGCGACCACAGCGGCTATCCCATCTACGGCTTGGACGGCAGCGACCACATTCACCTGTGCGAAGTGATGGTCGGCAAAGCCCCCCACATGATCGACGGTGAAGTCAAAGAGATCGAATGCCTCGTGACAGCCGGTGACTATGTCGCTGTGGCCTGCGGCATGGGCGAAACGGTCAGCGAGGCTTGCGCCGAGGCATACGATTTAGTCAAGACGATCGACATTCCCGAGAGCATCAACGTGCGTGATGATGTAGGGGAGCGTTGTAAGAAACAAATCCCCGAGCTGAAAAAGCACGGATACATGACCGATTGGAAATACTGATGAGCGACGTGACAATCACAGAAACCGCAGCTCGACTAAACACCCATGAAGCAGTTTGTGCAGAGCGTTATGAAGGCATCCAAGCAAGTTTTGCTGAAGGTGCAAAAAGAATGCAACGTATCGAGTATATGCTGTACTGCATTGGCGCTGTTGTGTTACTTGGTCCTGGTTTCGCAGCAGAACTCGTGAAGAAGCTGACCGGAGGCTGAAGTGATTGATCCAATCACCATTGGTGCTGCACTAACTGGAATCCAAAAAGCAGTCTCGCTTGTCAAGCAAGCGGCCAAGACTGCCCAGGATGTCGGTTCGCTTGCGCCCATGGTGGCGGATCTGTTTGACGCCAAGCACAAGGCCACCGTGGCCATGGTGGAGGGCAAGAAAGCCGGGGGCTCCAATCTTGGCTTGGCGATGAAAATCGAAGTTGCCCTGATGGAGTCCGCGACAATCGAGAAAGAGCTTCAGATGCTCTTTTTTATGTCTGGCAAAGCTGACGTCTGGGAAAAAATCAAATCCCGTGAAGCGGCAATGAACAAGGACGACAAGTACGCCGCCAAAGCCGCTGAAGACAGAGCCAAGAAGCAAAAAGAAGAACAAGAAGAGTTCATGATTGTTGCTCTTGTCATTGTCTTGCTGATTGTTTTGTTTGGCGGTGGATACTATGTCGTGTCTGACATTGTGGAAACAGCGAAGAAAGAGCAACATGGCCACAAGCACAAGAACTAAACGTCCAGAATCGTTCATGTCTCGCCACTGGCGGGGTTTGATGGGCTTCACCTATTGTTTCATTTGCCTGTTCGATTTTGTGCTCGGGCCTTGCTTGTACTTCTACGTTCAACAATTTGAAACACAAGCAGTGAATGATGCTTACCGTGAATGGCAGCCCATGACGTTGCAAAACGGTGGTCTGTTTCATTTGGCCATGGGCGCAGTGCTCGGTGTGAGCAGCTGGGGCAAGACTCAAGAACGCACCTCGGAGAGCAAACCAAATGCTACTTAACCCCTATTTCTGGGTCGCCGCATTCAGCATCTGTCTGAGCTGTGCTTTTGGCGGTTACGAGTATGCTCAAAAGGGTATAGAACAAGAACGTGCGGTCGCCAAGGCCGCGCTCGATGCAGCCAACCAACACGCGCAGGAGATCACCAATGAACGAAACAAATCAATTACCGACATTTCTGGCCGTCTGGCCGACACGCAAGCCAGGGCTGATCAAGCTGCTAAAGCGCTTCGGAATAATCTTTCCACTGGTGCTGTCCGCCTGTCAATCGCCGGTTCCTGTGGTAGCCCAGTGTCCGGTGATCCCACCGCTGCCAATACCAATAACCCCGGAAGCTGCAACATTGACCCAGGAGCTGCTCAAGCTCTTGTCGCCATTACAGAACGAGGCGATTCCGCCATCGAAAAACTGAACTCGTGCATCGCTGCTTATAACTCACTGCTGGACCCTAAATGATCAAGAACTTTGCCGAATGCCTGACCGCCCTTCTCGAAGACGAGGGTGGCTTTGTCAACAACAGCCATGACCCCGGTGGCATGACCAACCTGGGCGTCACCAAGACCACTTGGGAAAACTGGTCACGCCGCACGGTCACCGAGCAAGAGATGCGCGAGTTGAACCGTGACCTCGTGGCTCCGCTGTACCAGACCAACTTCTGGGACGCTGTCAAGGGCGACAACTTGCCTACAGGCG